ATGTCTGACGCGACGATCCTCTCCGTGCGCGACATGCGCGTGCATTTTCAGGTGAAGTCGAAAAACCGCCTGCCGTGGGCGCCGCGCCGCACGCTGAAGGCCGTCGACGGCGTGAGCTTTGATTTAAAGGCGGGCGAGACGCTCGGCGTCGTCGGGGAATCGGGCTGCGGCAAATCCACGTTGTCGCGCGCGATCCTGAACCTCATTCCCGCGACGGCCGGCGACATCGTATGGATGGGCGCCACGCTCTCGGGTGCATCGGCGCGCGAATGGCATCGCGTGCGCGGCGACGTGCAGATGATCTTCCAGGACCCGCTCGCATCGCTCGATCCGCGCATGACGATCGGACAGATCATCGCGGAGCCGCTCGTCGAGCATCGGCCTGGTATCGCAAAGCGGGACATGGACGAACGCGTGCGCGCGATGATGGCGAAGGTCGGCCTGCGCGAGCAGATGATCAACCGCTATCCGCATGAGTTTTCCGGCGGGCAGTGCCAGCGCATCGGCATCGCGCGCGCGCTGATCGTCGAGCCGAAGCTCGTCATCTGCGACGAACCCGTGTCGGCGCTCGATGTGTCGATTCAGGCGCAGATCGTGAATCTGCTCAAGTCGCTGCAAAAGGAGATGAAGCTCGCGCTCATCTTCATCGCGCACGATCTGGCCGTGGTGCGTCACATCTCCGATCGCGTGATGGTGATGTACCTCGGCCGCGTGATGGAGCTCGCGGAGAAACATGCGCTCTACGGCACGCCGCGCCATCCGTACACGCGCGCGCTGTTGTCGGCGGTGCCGGTGCCCGATCCGTCGGTCGAGCGCGCCAAGACCGTGCAGATCCTGTCGGGCGACATTCCAAGCCCGATCGATCCGCCTTCGGGCTGCGTGTTCCATACGCGCTGCCCGATGGCACAGACGCGCTGCTCGCGCGAAGTGCCGGCGCTGCGCACGTTCGGGGCGGATTCATCGGCGGCGTGCCTGTTTGCTTGAATGGCGATTCGCGCCAATCCGCGCCAATCAGAAAATCAACGATATTCGAGGAAGACACACCCGCAATAAATAAAGTACACGCGTCGCCCGTCCTTTGCTCCGTTTGCTCATCCGCCTGTACGCCTCGACGCTTCTAGCGTCGCCGGGCGAGGTGTTTCGCAATCCTTCGTTTCGATCAAGCCGTCAGCAGTTGAATCAAAATAAGTGGAGATCTTTTTCGTGACAAAACAAAAACGTTCACTAGCGCTATCGATTTTGTTGTTCAGCGGTTTCATGGCCGCGACAGTCGCCGCGCACGCCGATGAAGCCGAAACTCAGCCTGTTTCGCGTCACACCGAAGCGCCGCCGGATTCGCCGCCCAACACCGAAGCGGACGCGCCGGTGAGCAGTCAGGCGAAGTCGAAGGGCTTCCTCGAGGATTCGCACTTCAACGTGCTGATGCGCTCCTTTACCGAGCATGACGAATTCAAGGGCGCGGGCAAGAAGGACGCGTGGGTGCTCGGCGCGCAGGCCGTCTTCGAATCGGGCTATACCAAGGGCCTGATCGGGCTCGGCGGCGACGTGTCGCTCTTCGGCGCGTTCAAGCTGAACGGCGGCAACGGGGCGGGTAATCGCGTGCACGTGGGCACGGACGGCGGCGGATCGAATCAATTGGCGTGGGCCTATCCGGGCGTGTGGGACGTCAAGGCGCGCGTGTCGAACACGGTGCTCAAGTACGGTCAGCATTTTCGCCCGGAAGCCCTTATCCAGTAAGGCGTTTCTAATATTCAGGGTGGCCGTTTCTAATATTCCTGGCCTATGCTGACTTCTTCGTGGCCATTTTCACCTCGCTTTTCCCGTTCTTTTTGCCCTTGAAATAGAACTGCGTCGTGGTCGTTTTCGTGTGCACGGCGGCAATGCGAAGCTGCTCAATCGTGTATCCACCGTCGGCCGCATCGGTGATCGCTTTCGCGCGGATGTCCTTGATCGTGTAGGCGTATTTTTGCAGCCCGGCGCGATCGCACGCGCGGCGCCACACCTGCAATGCAGTCGTATCGCCCCACGGCTTTCCGGTGCGCGTGTGCAGCACATACGGCGACTTCACCTTCCCGGTGCTGCGCGCCACCTCGAGCGCGGCTTCAATGTCGGGCGTGATCGTCACGTCGACCGAGAGGCCGCTCGTGTGCTGCGTCTTGCTCGGCTTGAAGTGGATCACGCCGTTCTCCCGGTCTATCCAGTTCACGTCGTCATCACTCGACTTGCGCCACTTCAGCGCGCGGATTTCCGTCGAACGTTGGAGCGTCAGATAGCAGAGATCGACCAGCGCGAGGATCATCGGATTGATGGCGAGCTCGGCGCGGATCATAGCGAAATGCTCGTCGGTGATGTAGACGTCGCGGTCCGGCTGTGCCTTCAGGCGGATGCCGGTGCACGGGTTCTCGCCGACAAAGTGCCGGTTCTCCCGGCACCATTGAAAGAAGCCGCTCAGGAAGGCGCGCATCGTGCGCTGCATGGGGATCTTCATTTTCCAGTTCTTCAGGAATTCGGCGACGTAGGCTGGATCGACCAATTGCACGTCGATGTCGAGAAACCCCTCTTTCACGTATTCGCCATAACGCCACCAGCCTTTCTCGCGGTGCTCGCCGCGCTTCTCCTTCACGTATTCGTCGACGAGCGCCGGCGTGTTGCCGAGTCCTTTCTGTGATTCGGCCTTTTCCTTCTCAGCGGCCAGGCGCTTGAGCATCTTGGTCTCGCCTTCGTCCACGCGGCACAGCTTGATCCAGCGACCGCCCTTGGGAAAGTAGTACCAGCTTCCGCTCTTCTCATAAACTCGGCTCGGCAAGCCATCCGGAACGGTTCTGCGGCGGGCGTTCATCGTACGGTTCTCAATGGTCTAAGGGCGGGGCGCGGAGGCTCCGTGCTGTTGGATAATATACCGACGCGCTTCTGCATCAGCGCTTCGAAGGTCGCCCAGGTCATTACCGGGCTTCCGTCTGCGCAGCGCACGACGCGCACGCCGAATTCAGACTGGAACCATTCGGCCTGCTTCGTCGATGTTTTCTTACCCGTCACGCGCGCGAGGTCTTCGGCTGACATCAGGCGGTCACTCATCACTCTCTCTCCAGATACGCGCGGCTTACGCGCATGAATTCATCGATGTTGCTGGTCACTTCTGTTCCTCTTTGCTCGCCACGCTCGACTCAGGAGCGCGCTGATTCCATTTAGCGATGGCCGACTCAATCGAAGTGCGGCCGCCTACACTTGGGCTAACGCAATTGATCGTGCGGCATTCAACAAACCACCAATCGTCGGGATCAAACTCCTCCGCGACATATGGCGGCTTTCCGCAGAACGGGCATGACTTTATTGGCTCAGTCACGATCCCTCCTTGCTCTGCGCGTCTTGCATCGCTTTCGCTGCGATGGCGGAACCCTCAATCGCGTAGTTCCGGCCGCCCAAATGAATGAGGCGCGGCTTCTCCGGCTCGATCCAAATGCAGCGCCCGTTTTCGTCGACGCGCTCGCCTTGCTGACTCCATGCCGTAAAGGCGTGCCAGAAGGGGGATTTCTCTCCCGGCTGGCGCTTGGCGATGTCGCCGTTCTTCGTCAGAACGGACGGGCCGAAATAGCGGTGCATTTCGAACGTCCAGAGTTTCCCATTCGCGTCGGTGATGAACCGGTCGGGGCCGCCCCACGATATGTGGATGATCTCCGCTCTCACGATTTCCCTTCCTCCCCGGATTGCCGTGTCAGTTCCATGTGACATCCCCTCGCGGCTTCATCAGATCAGCCATCGTGGTGTACACCTCGCCGCAATCGCAGCGGCTGATTCCCTTATACGGTTTGTAGTCATGGCGGTGGATCAGGTCGCACTCGTCGGCGTAATACAGGGTGCCGGGATGTTCTTCACCGGGCTTGAGCGTCCGGCATACACTGAACATTTGGCGCGGCTTACCCGACTTCATGCACACGTAATGCGCGCTGTTCACGTACAAGTCCTCTCCGGTCGATCTGAGCCGCACGTGGTCCATTGGCAGAAAGTGTTCAGTCACGGCTGCTCCTCCCCGGATTGCCTTGCTCGGTCGATGGCGGCGTCGAAATTGGCGCGCACGGTCTTGAGCGCCGCAATGATTCCATTGTGCTCACCTCTGGCGTAGCTTCCCGGAACCGGAGGATTGAGCGGATCGACCATTTCATAGGTTTGCTTCAGCGCTCTTTCGAATGCTTCACGGGTCTTTGCATCATCCGGCGTGGGGTGGGTGAACAAGGGCACATATTCATGCCCCTGTTGCGCCAACCATTTCCGATCGTACTCAGAAGGTTCTTCGCCCGTTTCATCACTAAACACCAGTTTGTCGGGGAAATGTTTCTCTCGAATCGCCCATCCGACCGGCTTCCTCTCCGCCAATACACGGGATTCGAGGGCGGCTTGCCATCCTTCCCACGCCCATTCCTCACCATCTTTCGGATGGTCGCCAGCAGGAAGCGAGTTGAACCATTTTTTGAAATGTTCTTTCATTTTCAAACCTCACGAATCAAGCATCTCGGTCGGACAAAGATTGATCGGATGCCACCGCGCGTAGAACTTGCGCGGCTTCCAGTTGTGCATCCGACGCCATTTCATTTCTTGCTCAGACTTTTGCCGCATACGGCCTCGTCAATGGCGTCGTCTAGACGTTCACCATTCGGGCAGTCATAACCAAGCTTGATCGCCTCCTTCGGCCGACAAACAACCGCCATATCTGCTTCATTCCAGTTCTGCTTTCTCAGCCACCTGTACCGCTCCGCATCAATCCTGTCTTGCTCTGCGGACTGGGCGAGAGGTGCGGCGAGGATAGCCCGCACCGCGTCTAGAAATATCTCGCGCGTCGCGCCGGCACCCCAAGGAAAGGGTCTGCATGCCGTGCGCGCGATTTGGATAATCTGTTCGTCAGTCATTTGGTTCCTCGTGCTTCGACGCGAATTCTTCATGGTCTTTCAGGGATCGAACCATCCGCGCACACTCTTTTGCGGTCCATTCGAACCGGTCTGCTGACTCGTCGCCGACGAAGCCAAACGCCAGAATCGCCTCACAGATACGCGCGGCTCGCTCATAAGCATGGTTTCGCAGCCAGCAATCGCGGCGAAACTTAATTACGAGAGGGCTATCGCTCATCCCGCCGTCCGCCTCTTGCTTGTCGCTCGGAGTGGCGAGAGGGGCGGCGTAGAGCGGCACGTTGTCAGTACCGTCATGCGTCAGCGCTTCACCCCACATGGTGTCAACGTGCGCCGGATTCTTCGCGATCTTTTCCAATCGCGCTGAACTCGTCCACGCCACCGGTTCATCTGAGAGAGGGGAGGGGGTGGCGAGAGCGCGGCGGTTCCATGCGGCTACGACTTCCTCGCGCGTTGCGTAGATCATCCCGCAGGAGCACGCGACGCATTCGATCGTCCAGCTTCCCGGATGCATCGCGGGAATGCCTGTGAGCGCCACAAGACCGGGCGAGTGATCGTGCGGCTCTTGCTCGGTCAACACGGCTTCGGCGCCGCAGTGCGGGCACGGCTTCAGTTCTTGCGTCATCTCAGTCTTCCAAAGTTAATCGCTAAAGGGCGGGGAGGTTAGGCGGTCAGCAAATCGACTTGCCGGGAGCGCTCGTCCAGCAGCCCGACGTACTGTGGGTTGAGCTCGCAGCCAACGAACTGGCGCCCGAGCTGGCGCGCCGCAATGCCAGTCGATCCGCTGCCAAAAAATGGATCGATTACGATGCCGCCCGGCGGGACCGAGTAGGCGATTAGAGGCGCGATAATGCCGAGCGGCTTCTGCGTCGGATGCAACGCGCGTCCGTGCTCGTTCGCGATGTCGATCACGCTGCGCACGAGGCGCGGGCCGCCGTCCTCGCTTACGTAATGGCCTCGCTCAATGTGACCTGTATGCGTGGGTCGTGTTTTTCGGCGCGCTACCGTCTTGCGAGCGTCGTTCGTGAACTGCGGCTCCTTGTAGATCTGGCTCCAAGCGCCGCGGTAGAACTGGACGGCATGCTCATGCACACGGCGGAAGCGATCGGCGTGGAATCCCGAGCCGTTTTGCTTCTCCCACACGATGTCTTGCGCGTACTTAAAGCCGTGCGCGTCCATCTCGTCGAACAGCGTCGCGACGAATCGCATGCTGCCGAACACCCAGATCGAGGCGGAAGGCTTCAGCACGCGCGCGACTTGCACGAGCCATCCTTCGCACCGCCGATCCCATTCAAGGCTCGTGTCACCGTAGGGTGGATCGGTGATGCACGCATCGGCGAACGCTGCAGGCAATGACGCCAGGATCTGTCGGCAATCTCCAGCGTGTACCTTGTTGAGCCAGTCGCTCATTTCTCACCTCGTGCAATAACAGCATTCCCGACAATGACGCTGACTCTCTGCCCGGTTATGTGCGAGAGCACTTCCACGAAGGCCACGCAAGCGGCGTGAACAAGTGCGTCAGTGGCTTTCTTCGCGCGGCCCAGTTTGTCGAGTGCTTCGAGCAGCGCGAGGTAGGGGTGGGAAAGGCGGATCATGGTCAATATCGGTTGTCGGTGCCGCAGTGTTTGCAGTCCACCCACCGGTCGTATTCCTTGGTGAAGCGTCCGCAGCCGGCGCAATTGAACGTGTCGGCGCGCTTCCTTGGCGGCTTCGCTAGAACGATGCCGGTGTCGCGCAGCGCCTCTTCCTTCTTGATGTACTGAAAATCGACCGCGGGGCGCCACTTCTGATCGATGTATTCCTTCGGCCACGGAATGTCCGTAGCGCGCGCGTTATGCTGCGCCTGCGCTTCTTCCTTCGTGAAGACATGAGCGCTTCGCAGATCGGTCGTGTAGCCGTTGCGGTTCTTCGCCCACCACATCACGTCATTGCCGACGAAGCTGCGACTATCTTGCAGATAGAACTCGTCGCTCATGCTGTCCTCTTTAATCGTTATCCGGCGCAGGGCCGGGGGTGTGTCTGGCCGGTTTTAGCGCCCGTCTATGCGCACGCTACGGATCACCGGAAACCTCGGAAACTCAGGCGTGCTCGACGGCGATCGTCTCGACAACCTCGTCGAAGTACTTCCGCGCCGCTTCGACCTTTTCCCTGATCTTGTCTTCCATCGCCTTGTCGCGGCTGTACGGCACGCGCGTGACTCGAAGCGCAGGGTCGATGTGATCGACGTAATGCAGCTCCACCTGTTCGAACCTGATGAGCTCGTCGGGCGTCGAAACCATGCAGTAGTCGATTTCCGATTCGTCGACGTCCCACAGCATCATGTAGCCGCGAAGCTGCCATTCGTAATCCCTGTCCCGGCCGGCGCGCACCGTGGCGGGGAAGGTTGCAAGTGACCAAGAAGATTTGATGTCGTGGATCCGAGAACCGGTGAAGATGTCGCATTCGCCGGTCAGCCAGTCGTTCTCGCGTCGTTCGGTGTTCTTCGCGTAACTCGTGAACAGGACTTCATTCAGCAGGGCGATCGACGTGTTCTCGACGATGATCCCCTTGTCCATCTCCTTGCTGGAAACCACCTTTTTGAAGCCGTACACGAACTCGCTCGCCAGTTCATCGATGTACGTCTTCGCGCCGACCGACAGGACTTCACCCTTGGCTTTCGGTTCCGTCATGATCTTGCTCAGAGACGAGCATCGAATCCGCAGCATTGCTTTCCTCCATCGCGGCGCGAACCGCATCGTTGACTTTCGTTTCCTGCGCTTCAGTCAGTTGGAACTGAGCGCGCAGTTTTTCCGTGGTGTACTCGCCGGCGATGATCGACTTGATTGCGGCGGCCAGCCTGGAATCTCCGATCGGCCGTTTCGCGGGCTTAGCGACTGTCGGTCGGATCCGGAGACATTCGACCGTCTCACCGAAAGCCCGCGTCGTGCTGGCGAAGAGGGTGATGCGCTTGCCAGCCCATTCCTCGATGTACGGCCCATACAGTTTCTGGATCGACTTAGAGTTGGTGTTGTTCAAGATCAGCGGCTTCTGTCCGACGAGATGCGCAACGGTGCATTCCTCCTTCTTACCGTCCGCGCCCGTGACCATCTCGCGCTGAACGTAGTCGATGGTCACGGTCAGATCTTCGTCCGGCGTCAGCGCATAGGCGCCGATGTAGTCCGGGTTGATCAGTTTCTTCCAGTGTGTAAGTTGCTTGTCCATATGCGGCGCTCCTTTTGGCCGAATTCCGACATGTAAAATTTGCACTCCTCAACGCAATGCACTGAATGCTGAGCACTATTGAAATGCTCACCTATCAGGACACTGCCTTCCTCTCACGCGCAGCGAATTACGCTGCACTGCTCCACGCGGGATTCATGTGCTTCCAGAACCCCGCAGATCGCCAGATAGACCAGAGCTGCAGCCGCCGCGCCGATCCAGACCTTCAACAGATCTTTCATCCTCCCACCCCGAGACCGAGAAACCACCACAGCCACGCGCCAAGTGCGGCGCCCGCGAAAATCGCTCCGGTCATCCCTGCGAACAGGTCGCTGAGCGTCAGAGCGCGATGCAGTTCGATTTCGCTGACTAGTTTCACGCGGCCTCCAGCTTTGCATTGAAGATGTCCGATCGGAGCATCGCGATCCGAAGCGCCAGAACCGCCTTGGTCAGCCTGATCTCGCGCTTTCCCTGTTCTCCGTTGAGCGCTTCCAGAGCCATTTCCATCGCCTCCAGAAGCGATTCCATTTGTCGCTTGCTCATTCCGGTTTCTCCGTCAGGCCGCGCCAAGCGTGGAGCAGATCCGAGATAGCAGACACAAACGGGCAATCTTCAGCTTCTTGCGCGGTTTCGCACGTCGAAAACCATTCCCCATCCTCGTACCGCTGATAAGGCGGGTTATCAGCCTCTCTGAGACCAAGAATCGTCTGGTAGACGCCATTGCGAACCGGCTTAACGTTGATCGGAAACCATTCAGTCATCTTCATGTGAGTTCTCGCTCTCTATCCCACCGGTCGAACTGTTCATCGCTCCGGTCGTCGTCTTCGTAATCGTTGCCCTCGTCGTCGGGCAAATCCTTCAGCAGCCAGTCGTCGTAGAAGCGCATGTCAGCACCCCGATCCCCGCGGCTCGCACCCGAACTGAATCAGGTTGTTCGCGTATTCACGAATCAGCAGCTCGATCAGCGAACCATGCTGCTTCCGCATCCAAATCATGTCGCTCGCCATTTGGCTCATCATGTCCGGTCTCCTTTGCCTTAGCGGTGCGCTCGATCGAGAACGCACTGGTAAAGCTATTCGGCTCTGTCGCGTCGCTGGCTCCGATTTCGCCAGGTCACCCGGTCGGCCCGATTGCAGTTCGGGCTAGACATTCCCGACTCACGTTGCCGGGCTATTCGATGCGCCGTTGGTGCAGCGCATGGGTTGTATTAAACATCATGTTTACTCCGGTGTCAAACAGTTTGTTTAACGCCGGGCAAAATTTTTTTGAGGCATCTCTCGGTTGTGTTTAAAAAAAGACGCGCGGACGCAAAAAACCCCGCACTCGGCGGGGTTGGCATGGCACTGCGGGCTGCTTCTGGCTACTGCAGCTCTATGGACATCGGGCATATGGTTCCGAACTCGGACAGCTTCGTGTATTCCTGCCCGTTGTATTGGTAGTGACAGCGCACAGCGTTCTTGCCCGTCACGGTCTGAACGAACTCCTGCTGCCCGGTGAAGTTAGCAGTCACCGTGTAGCCGTAGGCATCCGCGCCACTGGATGCGCCGACGAGAAGAAGAAGGGCGAACTTAGCTTTCATGGTCACATCCTGTTCTTGATCTTGCGCGCCGGAACGGGGTGCGCAACGTAATACATCCACGAGATTTCCTCAGGCCGGAATGTCTGCACGTCCTGCGCGTGGTAGCTGCCGAGCCGAATCCCGCCGCGACGCGCGAGAAGCCGTTTCAGCATTGTTTCTCCGGTCGTCAATCGAACGAGAACATCATCCTCCAGCTCCGGCTCGGTGGCAGGTTCGACCAGGGCGAACTCGCCAGGGTTGTATCGGGGAATCATCGTGTCATCGATGACAGGGACCAGAAATGATTGCGGGTCGCTGGTCGCTAGTTCTGCGTATTCTCTTGTTGCACCCACGGGGTATTCCTCACCCTTCCAAATTCTTTCAGGCAGGCCGGCACTTGGCATGCTCACCACGTACACGCGCCGGAACTTTGTTACGTCTAAAGAATACCGGATCGGGTCTAAAGCACTTGCAGAATTTTCCTTCTGTTGCACATTGGACAAATCCTCGAAAAAGGGACGCTTTTCGTCCGTATTCTCCAATTTGCCCGGCCTCATTGGGCCTTCGCCATTCAGCAACCAGATCGCGCTGATGCCGATCTGTTCCGCAGCCTTAAACATGCCGGTCTTCGACATGCCGCGGCGTTCCCAATTGTTTAGTACCTGTGGCGATTCATTAAGAAACTTGGCAAGGGGCGTCTGGCCGGTGATCCCGTGGATCTTCTCGGCGGCTTCGTAGAGGCGTGTCATGGTCGGGTGCATGCCCGTGATCTTCGCCGAATTAAACATTTCGTTGTTCAACAAATCGTTTGACTTTTGTTTAAACGTGGTGTTTAATGAGGCATGGACAAAAAAACTCTCACCGCTATCGCTGACCGGGAGCTGATCGACAAGCTCGGTGGTCCCTCCCAGCTCGCTCGGATTCTCGGGTACTCCCGCGGGGGTGCTCAGCGTGTCCAGAACTGGAAGGAGAGGGGAATTCCCGCTGCTGTGAAGCTGGAGCACCCCGATCTCTTCCTGAACGAACGCGTTTCTTCGTAGGCGACGACCTTCGATCATTTTCATTCGTACCCGTTTCTGCGTCAGCTTCATTGTTGTTCTGGACAAGGATTTCTTGTTGTTAATTTAACCGCGCTGCACTGCACCACAAACCAGCGCACATTGAGAGGAGGTGCTTCATGTTGAGCAAGCCAGATATTTCGGAAGCGATCGGTGCGCTACTGCGCGGCCCGGAATCGAAACGTGTCGCTGAGAAGCTCGGTTGGGATTCTTCACAGGTTTCGCGCTTCCTGAACGGTCAGCAAGGCATCGGCCGTGAGCAACTGAACGTGATCATCGAGCTGTGCGATCTGGTTGTCGTGTCGCGCCGCTATCTGGACGCGATCAGTCTGCTGGCGAGCACCGGCGTTTCGTGCGAATGCGCGCGCAACGGCATGGGCGAATGCGGTCGTAGGTAAGCAGTAGAAGGGCGGCGGGGCCAAATACATAGCGCCAAAGAGCGCACGAAGAAGCAAATAAAAGCTGCCTGCGAGGCACCTTCTATTTTCTCCTTTTAGTTGTCCTACGCAGCATGTGCTGCCGAGGGTAGGCCCATGAATCAAGAGCATTACAGCGCGCGCTCCGGGCGCCGCGTCTCCGACACACAGTCGGAAGCATTCCATTCGCTGACGATCAAGCATCTCAGCGCGACTCAGCAAATGGTGGTCGACTGCTTCGACGGCGAGAACACGCTTCTCACGCGCGAGCAGATCGCCGCTCAGACCAATCTCAAGCTCTCCAGCGTGTGCGGCCGCGTCCGCGCGCTCATCGACGCGAACCGTCTGCGCGTGCGCGGCTCGGTGCGCGATCTCCATACCGGCAAGCGCCAGGAGTTGCTCGGGCTGTCGAAGGATTCCAGCAATGTCTAAATCCGAACCGCGCGCCGACGTGTGGATGCCGCTCTATATAGGCGACTACCTCGCGGACACATCGCGCCTCACGACCGAACAGCACGGCGCCTATCTGCTTTTGATCATGGACTACTGGCGCAACGGTGCGCCGCCAGATGACGACGAAGTTTTGAGAAACATCACGCGTTTTTCGAAATTTCTTTGGAAGAAAAATCGAGCAATTCTCGAAAATTTTTTCGCGGTGAAAGACGGTCGATGGACCCACTCTCGCATTGATGAAGAAATCGCCAAAGCCTTGTCCAGTAAGGCTGCGGCAGTCGAGAAGGCCTCGAATGCAGCCAAAGCAAGATGGGAAAAGAAGGATGCTCCAAGCATGAGCCAAGCAGTGCTTGAGCAATGCCCTTCACCTTCACCATCACCTACACCTTTAAAAACAAAGTCAAAAGCAGATGAACGCGCTTCGCGCCTTCCTGCCGACTGGCAGCCGTCCGATGACGATGTGCTGTTCTGCCGAGAGCAGAGACCGGATTTGCACCCGGCTCATGTTGCAAGCCAGTTCCGGGATTACTGGATCGCGCAGCCGGGGGCGAAGGGAAGGAAGGTGGATTGGCCGGCTACATGGCGAAACTGGGTTCGAAATCAGCGCGCGGCGAACTCACCAAGGCAGATACGCAGCTACCACGACGAACGAGCAGAAACGATCGCAGCACTGACGGGGAGAAACAGGGGCTATGAACAGGATGACCGAACAATCGAACTTTCAACCTTCCGACTCGCATCCGTGGCCGGCTAAGGCGATTCCGCAGCACTGGATCGAGGCTCTGTTCGCAAAGATGAGCGCGTTCTACGGCGCGCGCTTCGCGGATCTGTGGCGAGGCACGAACACGATGGAAGTCCAGAAGGCATGGGCGGTCGAGCTCGGCAAGCTGTCCGCCGCGCAGATGAAAGCCGGCAGCGACAACCTGACGGCGTTTCCGAAGCCGCCTTCGCTGCCCGAGTTCATCGAGCACTGCAAGCGCATGCGCCTCGAAAGCGCCGCGCACACGGCACCGAAGCTGGAGCACGTAACGCGCGCCGATCAGAAGGTGATCGATTCGAACCTGAAGAAGATCCAGACCATCGCCCGCGGAACACAACTGAAGTCCGCGAGCCGGGCCTGGGCGCACGAAATGATCGAGCGCGGCACGGCACGAAACGGCGCGCCGCTCACGGTCGAAGTGTTGCAGAGCTGCCGCGACGTGATCGAAGGAAAGACGTTTTGAAGCGCAGCCCATCAGCTCTGACGGCCGAAATGCTGCAGCGAGACGGATGGCTTGTTTGGACCGTTGAGCGCTGGATTCCCGGCGCGCGAATCAGGGTTGATCTGTTCGGGATCCTCGACCAGATCGCCATCAAGGACGGCGAAGTGATCGGGTTGCAGCCGACCAGTTGGAGCAACGTTCCCGCCCGCGTGAAGAAGATCGCCGAGTCGGAGCACATCGGAGAAGTTCGGAAGTTGGGCTGGACGCTGCTGGTGTACGGGTGGAAGTGGGACGCGAAAGCGAAGGAATGGCGCCACAGGGTAGTGGACGTCAGTTGACCGGGTGAGAGGAAAAACATGGAACGAACAAAACATGAAGAGGCGCTGATGAGCCAAGTGGCCAACTTGGAAGATCAGCTCAGGAAGAAGCGGAAGGAATTGTTGGACTGTCGCGCCGCAAAAGCGGGGGTTAAGGTTGGTGATGTGGTTGTGACTGACAAGGGCCGCTTTCGGGTCGCGCATATTCAGCCGTGGTCTCTTGGTGTGGATTTGAAAGTGAACTCGCTGAAGAAGGATGGAACTTGGGGCGAACGAGTGACGCGTCTTTTCGATAAGTGGACGGTGGAGAAAAGCGATGCCAGCTAATCGAAAGCCGCGTAAGAAGTACATGCCGAAAGTTGGAACGAAAGACACGATCTCGACGCTTTTCGAAGGTGACGAACCGTTGAAAGGAGAACTGAAAGACAAGGTGCTGCTGACAGTCCACATGGCCGCTCGATCGTTGTCGATGGGTGACGCGATTCAGGACGATTGGGGCGCACTGGTGAGCGCCATGAACATCAGCCTGATCCTCTGCGAGCGTGCCGGCAACAAGGAAATCGGACTGAAGGCGATCTACGACGCCAGCAACGCGCTTATTTCGGTGCAGGAGCGGTTCTTCGAGAAGGGCCGAAGGGTAGCGACCGGCGCGGAACTGACGGCCATCAACGGCGGGATTCACGTCTTCGAAGAGATGGTCGAGACGGTGAGCAAACGGCAGTACGTCTGGGCGTCGGACCAGATTGAGAAGCGGATGAAAGAAGGTAGGTCAGTAGGGGTGGCACCGGGACAGAAAACGGCACGTTACGAACTCAGGGTGGCAGCATGAAAAATCATCGTTGGACTGAACAGGAAGATTCGATCCTCCGCGGAATTTGGAAAAGCTCGCGCCCGGTAAAGGAGCAGATGCACCTGCTGCCGCGGCGCAGTGAGCGCGCGATGCTGGTTCGAGCGCAGGCCCTCGGCATCACGGGCGGCCGCAACGTCGAGATCCACGCTCGTTCGGCGCTCCTGGCGTTAATTCAGCGCGATCTGAAGGCTGGCGATTGCCTCTCGTCGCCCGACGTCGCTGTGAGGTTTTCATGCACGACGACGCATGCCGGCGTACTGCTTGGTGCCGCGCACGACCGGAAGGAAATACACGTCGTCGAATGGCGCCGCACGCGCCCGGTTGGTCCGTATGTGGCGGTCTATGCATGGGGTAACAAGCCCGATGCCATCAAGCCACAGCCGAAGACCAAGCAGGAATACAACCGCCGACGCTACATCAACAAGCGCGCCAAGCAGGGCAAGCTCGTGCGCAATGTGTTCGGCGTGGCGATGGCGCAGGTTGCGGGCTTCGAGCTCCCGGCAGTCAAGCAGAGTCACTTCCAAAGCCGTGTCTACATGATGGAGGCCGCATGATCCCCGCAGACTTCGATCCTATCTGGGTGGCGCTCGGAATCAAGCGCCGCGACTGGACCAAACCCGTGGAGCAGAAATGATGACGTGGGACATCTTCAACACGGGCATGACGTTCCTGTTCATCTTTGGTTTCGGTCTATTTGTGGGCTGGATGCTTAGAACCGAAAAGGAGATCAGGAAATGACGCCCGACGCCCAAGGAATCGTATTCGTGTTCGTGCTGGTCGTCATATGCGGAATGTTGACATCGGCCTACTCAAACTCCGGATGGCTGCAATGAGCCGCGAACAGTTCGAGAAACACTACGAGGAGGCAGGCGGCTGTCTCCTCGCCACGGTGAAAGAGAAGCACTGGGAAACGTGGAAGGCCGCTCAGGCGGCTTTGCTCGCGGCAAACGGCCCGGCAGTCGAAATGCGGTATCTGCACGAAACGGGACCGATCGACGACGAGGCATGGCATAGGTTGCGGAGGAAGGGATGAGCGACAGGCAGCTTTTCAAATTGGTTCACAGCACCGCGCGCCAGATGGCTGTTCGCGCTGTGACGCTCGCACCGGAAGGCATGGTCGTCGAGATCAAGCCGAAGACGCGCAGCTTGGAACAAAACGCCAAGCTCCATGCGCTTTTCGGGGACATCGCCCGTCAAGCTAGATGGCACGGCCGTCTTTTGACGGCTGCGCAGTGGAAGACGCTCTTTATATCGGCGCATTCGACGGCGACCGGTGAAGGGTCCGATGTCGTTGCGGGGCTGGAGGGGGAATTCGTGAACATTCGCGAGTCCTCTGCCGGAATGAGCGTGCGAAGAATGAACAGCCTGCTCGAATATGTGACCGCATGGTGTGCGGAGAACGAAATTGCAACGATGGGGGAAGAATGCGCGCAATAGACATCGCTGGTTGCAAATTCGGGAGGCTGACCGCGTTGGTGCGCCATCCGAGCCCGAGAATGTGGGAGTGCGTGTGCGAGTGCGGAACGCGAAAGCTTGTCCGGCAGGATCATCTGAGGGGCGGGAAGGTTGTTTCGTGCGGATGTTATATCCGCGAGGTCATGCGTGACCACGGGAAGACGCACGGTCGCTCCAAGACACGGATCTATCGGATTTGGCGAAACATGATAAATCGATGCCATAACGAAAAATGGCCAGAGCGTCATCTCTACGGTGGTCGCGGCATAGCTGTCTGCGATCGTTGGAGAAGTTCATTCGAGGACTTTCTAGCCGATATGGGCGATCCCGAATCTCATCTCAGCATCGATAGGATCGACACGAACGGGAACTATGAGCCCGGAAATTGCCGGTGGGCAACAGCCACTGTGCAGGCTCAGAACCGTCGCAAGCCGCAACGTGGGGTGAGATTTTCCGGGAGCGATGCGTGAGCACGGTCGCAGAGAAGCGCCACATTGAGCGCGTCAAGAATCTGGACTGCGCCGTGTGCGGCCAGTCCGGACCGAGCGACGCGCATCACATTCTCGAAGGCCGCACGCCGGGGCGCAAAAGTCCGAACTTCTGTGTGATTCCGCTGTGCAAAGACTGTCACCAGGGAAGTTTCAACGGCATCCACGGCCAGCGCCGCATGTGGGAAGTCTGCAAGGTGAGCGAGCTCGACTGTCTCGCCGCAACGATTGAACGACTCTACGGGGGAAGAAAATGATTGAAGAACTCGGCATGAAAGGCAGCATGGGATTCAATCCGGGCAACACGATCGGAAATCCGATCAGCAACGCTCCGGTTCCGATGCCTATGCCGAAGACCGCGGAAGGCGCGCGACGCGAGAAGATTCTCAAAGGTGGTCAGCGCGTCTGCGCTGAATGCAAGTTCTCGCGAGAAGTCGTTGTCGGCAACATGGAATGTCACGTGAAGGCGTTCGAATCTCGGGACCGCGTAACGGGCGAGCCGGTCACTGTCGGTTGGATGCTCTGCTCCATTCAACGCTCGGAAGAACTCGATTTCTATCTCGACTATTGCGGCATCGCCGGCCGCTTTTTCGAACCTAAGGAGCCGAAATGATCCTGAAAGAATCCAACAGCGCGGAATGGTTCAAGGAAGTGAAGAAGCGCGTAGACCGACTCCAGGCGGCGCTCGCTGTCGGGAAGATGGAAGCGGCTCAGGCTGAGGCGCGCGAACTCGTCGCGGCGTCGCAGATCCTTTACGGTGAAGTGGTGAGCGAACAGGGGGCTGTGTGATGCTGACGAAAGAGGAAGTTGAACTGTTGGTAGCGCGGCTCGAATCGTTCGGTGCTGGCGTGTGGGAAATCCGATCAATCCGGCAAGCGCTGGCTACGGCAGAGGTGTTTTGCTATGCGAAGCCGCATGCCGATGTCTTTCCGCTTTGTGTAACGAAAGAGGAAGCCGTGGGCTGCATGAAATCCGTGCTGGAAGGCTTGCGCGGCTGGCAAGGCGATACGGCGAAGGAATGCAAAAAGGAAGTGCGCAACTGGATTCGGCGAGCATCGCGAACCACGATTGCAAAATCTACAATGGATTGCTAAAGAAATGGCAGGACGACCGAAAGGATTACCAAAGACGGGCGGTCGGCAGAAGGGAACGCCCAACAAAGCGACCGTCGCGGTGAAGGAGGCGTTCCGCGCTGCATTCGACGATCTCGGCGGAACGGCTGCGCTCGTCGAATGGGCGAAGGAGAATCCGACGCAGTTCTATCAACTGTTCTCGAAGCTGATCCCGACAGAGGTAGACGCGACGATCAGCGGGAAAGCGGGCGCACCGGCTGTTCAGGTGCAGATTGTTAAATCGGAGGGGTGATGCGCGGCTTCATCTTGGTTTATAACGGGCGCGCCCTCCCTGATACGTTCCGATTCAGTCGCGAGGCGTGCAAGGCATGCACCTTGGGCTGGAAGGATGAAGAAACGGGTCGATTTCATGACTTCAAGCATTGGAATCGAAAGGATACAAAGTGCGCGGCGCGTGGCTGGAGGTGGATCGATGACCTACAGACGCATATATCGGGTTAGTTACGCGCTGCACGGCGCAGCTATCGCGACGGTCTACGAATGTTTCCAGCGCTGATTCCTCGCTCTTAATAACCAATTTCATATAAAATGCTACGAAATCCTAACGATTCGGAGTAAGCCATGTCGATCGCCGTATTCAAGCCGCTTCTGACCGCTGCCGGTGAGGGCGAAAAGGTGTGGGATAAGCTGGTTCAGCGCGTGATCGACGAGGCGGAACTCGCCGAACACACGGCGGCCGGCTGGCTGACCGACGCGAACGAGGCGCTGACTGCTGCTGATCTGGCTCAGACCGAGCAGGATAACGCCGCGCTTCAGGCTCAGATCGATGCGGCGACGCAGAAGCTGGACGGTCGGACGAAGGCAGGCCGCGAGGCGAAGGCTGCAGCGGAACAATCCACCGGAGATCAAGCATGACGAAGCAAGTTCAGCTTACGCAGGTGCAATGTGACTGGGCCGTAGCAGAAGCAATTTCTGTCGCCGGAAAGGTTGCAGAGGTTGGCGGAGATGCGGTATCGGCTGCAGTGGCTGTCGTCGAGGCGGCGAAAGCTGCGGCGGCGGCGCTGTGGCAAGGCGGCGACGGTCGCGACGCTGGGCAGTGACGCATCGTGAAGGCGCCCAAAAGCTTCTTCGTAGAGAATGGCCTCGCAGAGCTTGGGCTCTCCGGGGCTGTGTTCGATTTCCCGCCCGAGGAGATGGAGCGAATCTGCAACCGTCTCGACGCGAACCTAGCTGAACTGGAGACGAAGGGCGCGCGCATCAGCGGATGGACATTCGCTGACTCGCCCGACGTCGCCAACGCCGCAACCATCGTGAACGTCCCGATGGGGCTCGTGAACCTCATCATTCTCTCCGCTGCGATCGTCGCGGCGCCGAGCATCGGCAAGAACCTGAGTTCGGTCACGGTCGCGCAGCTCAAGCTCGCTCGAGACAACCTGCTGTTCTTCAACAAGAAGATTCCCCAGTATCAGCGCAACACGAACATGCCGGTCGGGAGCGGGAATCAGGTTTGGGCTGATGGCGTGCAGTTCTACACGAATCGCCCGCCGCGCCTCGATGCAGGCCCGGATTCGCACGTCGATCCGGACATGGATCTCTGGTCGGGCGACAACAACATTCAAGGGTTCTGAAATGGCGACGATCAACAATCTGTGCTTCGACCAGACGCCTCAACTTTCGGACTCCGTACCGATCTACGTCACTTCTTCAGGTGTGACGCAGCGCACATCGATCAATCTGCTGCTCCAAGTGCTGGCGCAGCTTCCCACCGTTCAGCCCGTGGCCGGCTCTGGCGAGCTCTGGATCGACACTGCTAACGGAAACGTGGTTAAAGTCGCACTCTAAGGAGCGAGCATGGCCGCAACGAAGAAGAACCCGCATTTCTCAGAGTTGGCGACTGCGCCGACGACGCTGCCCGATCCGTTCGGCTTCCGTCGTGATGTGTCGGTTGCCCTGTCGCAGATCGCCGCAACGAGCAACGTGCTCCAGGCGAAGGCTTTGCGCGACTGGTTTATCGCCGTGGCGAATCAGGCTGATTTGATCGCTGGCGGAACTGGCTCCGGCGTGTCGGGAGGTATTTAAATGAACGTTACCGCGATCAGTTCGCTGAAGAAGTTTCACCTCGTCACGGCGGCATCGACGAATATTAATTCGCTCGCAGCCGTTCCGACCGGCTTTGACGGCTTCTCGGGATGGGCTACGGTCACTTGCTACCTGAAGGTGTTCGATAAGGCGAGCGCGCCTGTTCTCGGCACTGATGTCCCGGCGATGACGTTCATGTTGCCGGCCAACGTCCCGCAGCGCATAGACTTCGGCGTCGAGACCTGCGCGATGAAGAACGGCCTGCAGATCGCCGTCACGCTGAACCCGGCTGACAATGACACGACGGTGCTCGCGGCGGCGAATACGTCGGGCGTCGACGTCTTCTACTCGCCGCAATCGGGCGTCTAATGGCTCAGGTTCCGCTCGCGAACGTTCAGTATCTTCCCGTGCCTTTGATGACCGGGGGAACCGTCACGACTGATTCTGGATCGGTAGAGGGCGATTTCGCCGTCAATCTGCGTCTGCGCCAGATCCCGACGAAGGATAAGCCCGGCACGTGTACGTCGCACGGCGGTCTGACGCAATGGGTAGCGTCGTCGCAGACGGGCGAGTCTGACCGCGGCGGAATTCTCTGGAACGGGCTGATGTATCGCGTGCAGGGCTCGTCGGTCTACTCGTACGACGCGAACGGCGTGCGGACTGGCATTGGCACCGTGGCGAATGATGGGCTGAAGGTGCGGCTCGATTACACGTTCGACAACCTCATTATCGTCAGCGCGGGCAAGCTCTATTACTACGCGCCCGATGGTTACGGTCAGATTACGTCTGTTGCGATAGCGAGCGGCGGCACCGGATATGCGGTGAACGACACGATCACGCTCGGCGCGCTTGGTCTCTACGCGACGCTGAAGGTAACGGCCGTGTCGGGCGGTGCGATCACGTCGGCTCAGGTTGTCACGAGCTTTCCGTACCTGAACAAGTTCCGGCCGGTCAATCCGATCCCGCAGACGCTTTCGAGCGGCGGCGGAACGGGCGCGACGTTCAATGCGACGTGGACGAGCCTTACGAACTTCATCGTGGTCGACCTGTCGTCGATTGGCATCACGAATGTGGTCGATGCGGCGTTCATCGCCGGCTATGTGATGGTGACGGATGGCGCGAGCGTCTATAACAGTTCGCTCGTCAATACGGCGTTCTTCCCTGGCTACTTCGGCAGCGCGGAATACGATCCAGACGGCATCTCGGCGATCTACAAGTTGAACAATCAGCTTTACGCGCTCGGGAAGAACACGACGCAGACGCTCGCGAACACGGGCGGCAACAACTTCCCGTTCACGGCGCAGCAGTCGTACACGTTCGACATCGGCTGTGTGTCGCGTCAGACGATGTGCTATTTCAATCGCACGCTCGCGTGGATTGGTGGCGGCCGGAACATGCCCAATGGCGTATGGATGCTGAACGGGAATCAGCCGGCGAAGATCAGTTCCGCGGCGGTCGATTACGAGCTCGCGCAGCTCAGCACGGATCAGATCGCGGTCGTGACGCTCGAATCGATCTCGTTCGAAGACTCGGAACTGCTCTACGTGCATCTGCCGAACAAGACGCTGGTGTTCGATGCGACGGCCTCGACCGGCCTCGGGCTGAAGTTCTGGACGCAACTTAACAGCGGCGCGACGAATGACGTGTTCTACCGCGCGCGCAACTTCGTTCGGTTCGCGGGCAAATGGCTGTGCGGCGATCTCGCAGACAATCGCGTCGGCTTCCTCGATGGCACGACTGGCGGTCATTACGGCTCGCCGATCATGAACCGATCGACAAGCCCGATGGTCATGCTGCCGCTCGCGTCTGCGGGCCTCCGATCGGCGGAACTGAAGTGCATTACCGGTCAGGCGGGCGACACGTCGCGCATCGCGTTCCGATACTCGCCGGATGGGATTCGCTGGTCTCCGGTTCGATACGCTTCTGCCGCGCCGCGCGGTGCTTACGATCATCGCGTCCGCTGGCTGCCGGGCGGTCTGACACGGAACAAGCTTCAGGTGCGCGTTGAGCATGTGACGACGCAGCATTGCACTTGGTTCGGTCTGGATCTCGAACTCGAGCCTTTGGCGACCTGACATGGCGAATCTCACGCGCGTTCCGCAGATGTTCCTGACCGCTGCTCTGAACGGCGATTCGGGCGTTGCGGACGCAATCGGAAACGTCGTGAACGGCTCGGCGATGAACGGTTACGATCCGCAGCCGTCAATCGGGACGGCTTCGGGCGTGTGGGCGTCGATCGGGACATTGATCTATGTCGAAATTACCCTGACAATTACGGTATCTGCAAAACCTTCAGTACAACTTCCGTTTATCCACCAAGGGCTAAGCGACCAGAGAGCAGTGATTCCTGGCGCATCGACCGCGGGTGTCATGGTTTCAGGTGTTGTCGGCCCGGAATCGTCGGTATTGACATTGAGCCGTTACGACGGCGCTGCGTTGGGTGCAGGAACCTACTTTCTATCTGGATGCTATGAATCTTCGGTGGGGTGACCTATGGTAGCAGCAGCAATCGGGGCGACCGCTGTTGCAGGCGTGGCAAGCTCTGCCATGTCGGCGAGTGCAGCAAGCGACGCGGCCGACGCTCAGTCGCAGGCCGCACAAAACAATCTCGAACTCGCTCAGCAGCAATACAACACGCTTCAGGGGCAGATTCAGCCCTATCTCGCGGCCGGTCAGACTGGGCTTCAGGGATACGGCGATCTGCTCGGCGCGAATGGCACTGACGCCCAAGGCGCGGCGATCAATCAGATCAAGTCTGGTCCGCAGTATCAGGGCGACATTCAGACGGCCAACGAGAACATTTTGGCGAACGCATCGGCAACGGGCGGATTGCGCGGCTCTAACACGAGCAACATTCTCGGCAACACAGCGATTTCGACGCTGAATGGCCTCATCAGCAGCAAGCTCGCGGGCTACGGGAACCTGATCGGCGCCGGCCAGAGCGCGCTCGCGACGTCTAACGGCGTCAGCAGCAACTTCCAGAATGCGGCGACTGCGGCGAACAACCAGACGGCCAACGCCGCAACGTCTCAGGCTGGCTCCCTCGCGAACTCGTTCAATTCCGGGCTCGGCGCGATCACGCAGGGCATCAATGCCTACTCGACCAATAGCGCGGCGAATCAGCCCGTGTACGGTCAGACCGCAAGCGGAAATCCAATCATGTTCACGGGGACGTAAATGGCCGATCTCATCGACTTCTCGAACATCGGCAAGGGCATCGACCAGCAGATGGCTACCGCAGCCTTCAACGGTCAGAAGCTCGGCTACAACTACGCCACGCTGCCCGGCACCGCGCAGGCTGCGCAAGCACAGAACGCCGCAACCGTCTCGAACGCCGGGCTCCAGATCAACAACAACAACCGCCAGCAAGCATTCCAGATGGAATCGGCCGCGCTGTCGGCGAATCCGAACGCATCGACGGCTGATTGGCAAGCGCTCGCGCAGAAGTATCCCGAATATGCGCAGCAGGTGAACCAGAACACGAACCAGCAGCAAACGAACTGGGTGAACCTGCGCCAGCGCATGTCGTCCGATGCTGTGGCGACCGTGGCAGGTATGCAGGCGCGGCTGCTGGCGAACGATGTGCCGGGCGCGCTCGATCTGCTCGAGCAGCGCGCGGTGCGTCAGGAGAACGCTGGCGACACGGCCGGCGCGGCGCAGACTCGATCGTTCGAAAACCTGATCAAGACGCAGCCCGAGCAAGCGAAGCAAGTCGCATCGAGCATTCTGAACGCAGGCAGCGCGAACAGTGCGGGGGATTTGTATGCGAACCAAGCCAATCAGGCCGCTGCGACAGTTGCGCAGAACACTGTCCCGGCAAGCATCGCAAAAGCGAATGCAGGTGCTTCTGTGGCTGGAACGCAAGCCCAATACGCCCCGGCGCAGGCCCAAGCGGGAATCAATGCGACTCAGGCTGGAACCGCGCTGACGCAGGCGCAAACTGGCCTGACGAATCAGCAGATCACGGCGCCGCCCGCTGCGATCGCGGCTGCTCAGCCTGAATACACGGCAGGCCAATCCAACCAGCAACTCTCCGACCAGTCCGGCGAGCTCGCGAACGCATTTAGCACGATCGAGAACGGCGGCACGAGCGGCGTGCTCGGCGCCACATGGGATCAGGCGCAGCGTCGCTGGACTGGCGATACGTCACGCTTGCAGCAGCTCCGACAAGAAGCGGCGTCGCTCGTCACGCAGGCTGAGACCGCGAGCATGGTCAACGGCAACTTCACGGATGCTGCGACCGCGCGCGCTGTGCAGAACGTTCCGGCGATCACCGACAGCCCGCAAGCCTGGGCCTCGTATCTGCAAGCGCGCCAGAAGTTCCTCGCATCCAAAGCGGCATGGTCGAATGCTCGCGGCGATTGGGCGCGAAGCAACAACGGTTCGTTCGGTCCTGCGTATCGCGACTTCACGGTGCAGCTTCCGAACGGTCAATCGGCGTTCGTAAAGTCAGGTGACAGCTTCACGCAGTTCTCGAAAAAGGCGGCTCCGAGCTACTACACGGAACCCGGCGCACAATCTTTCGACCCGACGAAATGAGCCAATACGACGCAACGAAGTTTCCGACCAGCTACAAGGATCCGGTCTACGCGGCGGCCGATGAGGCTGCGTCGGCGGCGGCTGGCATTCCTCCCGGCTTACTGACGAGCATTCGTGTCGCCGGCGAGAAGTCGAACGCCAATCAGATCAGTTCGGCCCAAGCCGCCACGCCCTATCAGGTGACGCCAGCGACGCGCGATCTGTTGATCAAGAAATACAAAATCGATCCGTATTCGTCGCCCGAAGCCGCGGCGCTCGGCGCTGCGTATCTGCTGAAAGAGGGCATCCAGCGCACGGGCAGCGCGGCCGGCGCGGTGACTCAGTACATTGGCGGCACCGATCCGTCGAACTGGGGCGGACAGACGCGCGCGTACACGAACCGTGTCATGTCGCACTTCACTAAGGGCGGCGGAACTGACACGCCCGATGCGCAGCCGATGCAACCGCAGACGTTGCCGAGCGCGGCATCGTATGGCCTCGATCCGACTGTTGCAGGCGTGAATCGATCCTCTACGACGCAGCCGGTGAATGTGAGCCTGCCGCAGCCTGCTGCCGCTCCTGGCGCTGGTCCGAATGCGCAGATCGTCGCCGATTACAACGCCGGCCGTCTGTCGCCTGAAGACATGAAAGCCGTCGAGCAGCGCGCGGCGCAGATAGGCATCGATTCGAGTCAGTTGCAAGCGCCCGGCGCGCAAGGTGCTCCGAGCGGCACTGGTGCGCCGATAGGCTTCGATTCGGCCAAAGGTGCGGCGCCGCAGACGAAGACGATCGGCCCGCAAACGCTCGCCGCGATGCAGAACGGCTCGCTGACACCCGATCAACTCGCCGTGGTAAAGAAGGGCCTCGCGGATGGCTCGCTCACGATGCCCGCGAACGCTCCGGCACCGCAGCCGCAGCAAGACAATAGCTGGTCCCCGCTCGGTGGCGTGGCGGATAGTTCAATGCCGACCAAGCCGATGACGCCGACGACAGCGGCGCAGAATGGTTCCACGTGGTCCGACATCGCCGAAAAGGGCGTCGGTGGCGTGGCTTCCGGGCTTCTGAACATCGCCGCGGCCGGTGGTCGTCTGGTTGGTGCGAACGATTTCGCCGATCAGGCCGTGAACGCGCGCAAGCAGGTCGAAGCGCAGGTAGAGCGCGACACGAATCACTCTCTCGCGGGCAAGGTGGCAGGCGTCGTCGGCGAGGCGCTGCCGTATGTATCGGCTGGTGGCGCATCGCTTCCGACCGCTGTCGCCGGGGGTGCTGTGGCCGGCGCGGTGCCTGCCATCGCTGAGAACAAATCGGGCGCCGAAATCGCCCGTGATGCTGCTGTAGGCGGTGCGGCCGGTGCAGCTGGCTTGGGCCTCGGTAAAGTGGCCGGAACGGCTGTGTCGTCGCTCGCTGAGAATCCGACCATCGCTAAGGCAATCGCCAAGGCGCAGGGCTGGTTCGGCAAGTCTCCATCCGCCGCGACTGCCACGTCTGCCGCTGGCAATGCGACCGATGCGCATGTCGCAGCCGACATCGCGCATGCGTCCGGACAGACTCCTGATCAACTGGCGACGAAGCTCGAAACGGCGCCGGCACCGCAGACGCCCGGCTACACGCCGACAGCCGCCGAAATGGCGAATGATGCGAATGTTACGGCAGTTCAGAAGCTCAGTACCAATCATGCCGGCACGCCATACGCAAAGGTGAATGCGCAGAATGACGCCGCTATCCTGAGCGAACTCGAGCAGAAGGGCGCGACGAACAATCCAGGAACCCCTGCAAATCCGCAAGCAGCAGAGCAAGCAGCAGAGACGGCCGCACAAAGGAGCGACGCACTCGCCGCGCAAGGTCAGGGCGAAGTGCAGCCGGTCTCGACGGCGCTCGCGCAGAAGTTGCAGACGCCGCAGTTCGAAGCACCGGTGAAGCTCGCGCAACGCATGGCTCGAGATGAAGGCTCGAGCGTCTTCGATGACTTGCAGCGAGCGCGGCAAGCGGACGCCGCGAGCACGCTCGAGCAGATCATCGGAACGCCTGAGCAGCTCGAAGCGATGAAAGCCGCTCGAGGTGCGCAGGCTGCGGATGACTTCCTGTCCACAAACATAGGCGTTCCGGCGGATGATCCTGCGCTGAAATCGTTACTCGAGCGGCCGGCAATCAAGAAGGCGCTCGCGCAGGCTCAGGCCGACGCGCAGAACCAAGGGCAGACGGGCATTTTCACGACCGCCAATCCGCGCGGCAACGCGAACATGGGCGGTTCGAAGGGTGCGCCTCAGCAATACGTTTCTGGTCGCGGTCTCGTCGGGATCAAGACAGCGCTCGACGACCAGATCGGCGCGGCTGCTGCTGCGAACGAGCAAGGGCAGGTCAAGACGCTTCAGGGTTTGAAGTCTCAACTCCTGTCGTTCATGGACAACGCCATTCCCGAATATGGAACGGCTCGAGCCAACTATGCAAAGGCGTCCGGTCCGATCGACGCAATGCAATCCGTGCAGCAGCGCCTATACAGCGCCGTCGATCCTGTTTCGAAGGAAGTCGATCCGGGCAAGCTCGTTTCCGCGATCAACAGCATCAAGGCAGAGCAGATGAAGCCCGGCATCCGTCCTGCCGATAAGGTCGATCCGACCACGCTTGACGCGCTGACGCAACTCGCGGGCCATTTGCAGAACAAGAACGATCTCACCGGATTGTCTGGCGAAGGTCAGGAATACATTCGCCGCGCGCTGGCGTCGAGCGAGAAGCACGCGGGCGCGCAGGCTGAGTTTCACAAGATCCTCGACGCTCAGTCTCCTGCATACAAGGAACTGCACGGCTCGCACGCGCAGCAGGTCGGCGCGATTGAATCGCAGAAAGCCAGTCAGACGGCACTCGCACAGGCTGAAGAAGCGATCCAAAACGCGGATTCCCCCGGTGGATTGAAGGCGCTCGACAAGTTGCTGCCGAACATGGAAGCGGCAGACCGCGCGAAGGCAATCGCGCTGCGGCAAGAGCGCGCTCGAGAACTCGCATTGGACGCAGTTAAAGGCGCGAGGAAGAACGCTGAAGGTGGCGTAGAGGTCAACCGTGAGCCGTTCCAAAAGGTGAAGGACCAATACTCGCCGTACATGTCGACTGAAGATGTCGCGCGGTTCGGTAAAGTGGCCGACGATCTCCATCAGCAGACAGTGAGTTACTCGAGACTCGGCAAGATCGCGGGCAGCGACACGGCGCAGAACCAGAACGCCGTGAAGCGCTTCGGTGCGAACCTCGGCGCGGCGCTGAAGGATTCGGCGGTGCAAGCAATGATTGCCGGTGGCGTCGGGACCGCATTCGGCCCGGTCGGCACTATCGGCGGCATGGCAGCAGGCGCAATCACTGGCGCTCTGTCGCGCACGATCACGCAGAAGGTCTCGTCGATCACAACCGAGAACGCCGCAAAGCTTCTTTCGAACGGTAAACTCTTGGCAGCCGCGCTGCGCAATTACGAGTCTCTCGCCGCTCGACGCGCGTTCATCCAAGGGCTTGCTGCGAAAGTGGGCTTCGTCGGTGGCGCAACCGCAGCGAATCAGTTTAACCAGAGCCGGTAGGACTGCGAATGGACATCAAGCCCGTTTTTACTGTCGAGCGATTCCAGGACGTCTACGACGAACTGCTGCCGCTTCTTCATGAGCACTACGACGAAATCAGCCTGCACAAGAAGAAGGGCTATCCGCTGGTTCCTGCCGTCTCGCTCTATCGCGCAATGCAGGATGCCGACCAGCTCGTAATGATGATTGGGCGTCTGCAAGGGAAGATCGTCGCCTACTTCGTCGTGTTCGTCCGTCCCGGCATCCACTATCAGACCTGTCTTGAGGCGGTCGGGGACATATTTTTCGTCGAGCAATCACGGCGCGGCGCCGCGATCGGCCTGCAACTCTTCGAAGCGACCGAGCGCGAGCTGAAGCGCCGCGGCGTGAACCTCTTCATGGCCGGCGAAAAGCTGGCATTCCCGGCAACGGCTCTGTTCAAGCGCCGCGGCTTCGAACCCATTGAACGGAAATTTGCCAAATGGCTGTGACCAAACAAGAACGACTCGACAAGGTCTGGGAGCGCGCGACCAATCGGTTCGATCGCTGCTACGCGACGCAGCAACAGGTGCGCCTCGCCTCATTGGAGGACCGGCGATTTGCGTTCGTAGACGGCGCTATGTGGGAAGGCGGCCTCGGCGCACAGTTCGAGAACCGGCCGCGCTTCGTCGTGAACAAGGTTCAGAAAGCCGTCCGGCGCATCGTGTCGGAATACCGCGCGAATGCGATGACGGTCAATTTCCGCGCCAGCGACGACGACAGCCGCGCCGATGACCTCGACGCGCTGCGCATCGTCTATCGTGCCGACGAGCAATACAGCGGCGCGCAGGACGTCTACGTGCAGGCATTCGAGGAAGCGTGCTCAGGCGGTATCGGCGCATGGCGTCTGACGAACGATTACGACCAGCGCGCGGAGACGGAATACGACGACGACGCGCCGCAGCGCATCCTGTTCGAACCGATTCCGGATGCGGACATTTCCGTCTTCTTCGATCCGGATAGCCGCAAGCTCGACAAGTCGGACGCCAAATGGTGTACGGTGCTGAACCCGATCAGTTGGGACACGTACACGGACGAATACCTGAACGATGCCGTCACGCTGGCGGAACGCCCGTCGAGCTTCAAACAGGTGAGATCGCTCAAACAGTTCGACTGGTTCACGAACGATGCCGTCTACATCGGTGAGTACTACGAAGTCGAGCAGAAGACAGAAGACTTTTCCGTGTGGCGCGAGCCACATTCGGGCGTCGAGCAGAAGGTGTACGCTGGGCTCGACGCGGAGTCGCGCGAAGACGCCGCCGAGCAGGCTGAACATTGGAAGTCGATTGGCTACGTGAAGGTGCGCAGCGGCAAGCGCAACCGCAAGCGAGTGCGCAAATACTTCATGGACGGCTGCGGCGTGATCAAGGATTGCGGCTACATCGCCGGGACGGAAATCCCGATCGTCGTCGTGTACGGCATCCGTCAGATCATCGACGGCATCGAGCGATTCCAAGGCGCGGTACGGCTCGCGAAGGATTCGCAGCGCCTGTACAACATGCAGATCAGCACGCTCGCGGACATTACCGCATTCACGCCGCGCGAGAAGCCGATTCTGACGCCGGAACAGATCGCGGGGCACGAACTGACGTGGGCTGGAGATCTCGTCGCGAATAATCCGTATCTGCTGATCAACCCGGTAACGGGTGCGGACGGCTCTGCCACGGCAACGGGCCCGGTCGGCTATATCAAGCAGCCTGACGTTCCGCCCGCGCTGGCTGGTCTCGTGCAGATCACCGCAGCCGACATGCTCGATGTGACGGGTGGCGATCTGGCGGCCGGACAGGTGACGTCCGGAACGTCTGACGCGCTCGTGAGCCGTGTTCAGGCGCACCAGGACATGCAGGTCTACATTTTCATCGACCAGATGGCGCGCGCGATGGAGCGCTGCGGGAAGATCTACCTGTCTATGGCGTGTGACGTCTACACGGAAGAAAGCCGCCAGTTTGCGGCGATCGGCGAGGACAACACGACCGAGACGACGCAGATCAACATTCCTTCGCTCAATCAGAAGGGCGAGCCGACGATCACGCGCTCATTCACGCCCGGCCTCGATGTGTTCGTCGACGTGGGCCCGGCATTCAACAGCCGGCGCGACGCCACGGTGAACGCACTGGCGAAGATCATTCCGGTAATCGGAGATCCGCAGACGCAGCAGTTGATGATTATGACGCTCGTCAAGAATCTCGACGGCGAGGGCATGGAAGATCTCGCGCAGTTCGCGCGCAAGCAACTCGTGCAGGCCGGCGTGGTCAAGCCGACGCAGGAAGAAGAAGAGGAAATGCAGCAGGCGCAGGAAGAAGCCGCGAACCAGCCGCCCGACGCCGCAACGCTCGCGCTTATCGCGCAGGCCCGCGAATCGTCGGCGAACGCGACGAAGGCGCAGGCTTCTGCAGTTCAATCGCTCTCTACTGCTGAACTCAATCAGGCGAAGGCAGCGGAATCCGTTTCGAACACGAACGCATCTCAGCTCGGGACGATTATGCAGATGCTCGCGCACATTCAGGAGCGTGTCGGCGGGCAAGCGAATCAGATCAGCGATAGTCAGCCGAAAAGCCCGGCCGATGCGAAGGCGAACGCGGCAATTGCTGCGAACGTCGCCGCGCCGGCTCCCGGCGTGAATCCGCTGCATGGCGCGCAGGTTGTTCCGCAGGATCCGAACGCGCAGCAATTGACCGCGGGGAACGTGGCGGCTCCGGTGCAGGCTCCGGTGCATCAGTCGAATCGGCCCGCTGTCGGTAAATGAACGTCTCGCTTCCTGACTGGGCAGAATGCCTTCTGACGCAGGGGCCGCGCTACACCATTTATCACGGTGGGCGCGGCTCCGGTAAGTCGATGTCGGTCGGGACGGCGCTCCCGATCCGCGCCGCTGCCGAGCCGCTCCGGATTCTCTGCTGTCGAGAGATTCAGCAATCGATTCAGGAGTCGGTGAAGTCGATGCTCGAATCGCGCATCAATGCGATGGGGCTGAACGGCTCGTTCTACGACATTCAGAAAACCGAGATCAACGGCGCGAACGGCAGCAAGTTCATCTTCCGCGGTCTCTCGGACGTCACTGCCGATTCGATCAAGTCGCTCGCCGACATCGATATTGTCTGGGTCGAAGAGGCACAGGCGCTGTCGCAGCGCTCGCTCGATCTGCTGCTGCCGACAATCCGAAAAGAGACGTCAGAGATCTGGATGACGATGAATCCGGAACTCGACACCGATCCGGTCTATACGACGTTCATCGAGAAGCCGCCCGCGAATGCGCGCGTGATTCAGGTCAATTGGAACCGGAACCCGTTCTGGAACACTGCGCTCGAAGCCGAACGGCTACGCTCGAAGGCTGACGATCCGGAGCGCTACGATCATATCTGGGAAGGCGTGCCGCTGTCGGCCGCATCCGGCGCGATCTACCGCAAGGAGATGCACGCGCTGTCGGTCAACAATCGCATCCGGCCGCTGTCGGAAGATCCGGCTCTGACGACGCATGCCGTTTTCGACTTGGGCGTTGCCGATCTGACGTCTATCACCATCGCGCAGGCGGACATTTCCGGGCTGCGTGTCCTGGCGTTCTACGAGGATCACGGACTGTCGCTGAAGGATTACAGCGACTGGCTGCGTCAGAACGGATGGGGGCATTGCACGATCTGGCTTCCTCACGACGGCCGCGCTCGCTCGCTGCATACCGGCATGTCGTCGGAATCGCTGATGAAGTCCTACGGGTGGGAAGTGAACATCGTTCCGTCGCTGCCGGTCGAGACGGGCATCCAGAACACGCGCGCGGCGCTGAAGAATGCGTTCTTCTCCGATGGTGACGACGTGTCGAAGCTGCTCGAACACCTGCGCCGCTACACACGAAACAAGGCAGGTCATCCGCAGCACGACGAGCATTCACACGCGGCCGACAGTTTCCGCTACACCTGCCTGTCGATGGGTCAGTTCAAGGCGGCGGCAGAACGCAAGGCGAAGCAGGCCGATCTGGCTTCTCGCGTACGCGTCGTGCCGACTGTGAATCACTGGAATCGGTAAGAAAAAAGCCACCCGAAGGTGGCTTAACCCTGAGAGGAGAACAGGGGAGAGGAGGACTCCAGTCTACTTCACTTGCAGATCAATAACCATCGAGATTCGGTCTGCTGACGACTCATTCCGAACTTCATGGAATAGATCGTTGCGAAACCAGAACAAACGCCCGGTCAGCATCTGCATCGTTTCATCCTTCGATCCGTCCTCTTCCGAGCCGCACATGATGACCGCGCCGGGTTGACCCTGAATCACCAAGTGGAATCGCTTCCAATACCGGCAATGCTCGGGCGTGTCGGCGTGGCGGAAGATCCGGCCACCCGGGCGAACGCGGTTGATCATTACCCTGCCAACCCGCGTCGCGCGCGTGAACCGTGCCAAGTCGTACACGAAATCATGCGCCTGCGGCAGCGCATCCCACGCCGGCCAGAAGATCGACTCGTGCTGGTCGTATCCGGGCAGTTCGTTCGCCTTGTAGAGCGCGATCTGTTCGTCCGTCAGTCCAACGGCGATCTCCGGGAAGCGCAGCATGATCGTGTCGGTATCGCCGAACGGACCTTGCGGGTACTTGCGGAGATACGTGTCGGCTTCCCACCGCGCCGCGTCCATCGACACAGCCAGAGCCAGAGCGCGGACGTCCATGCCGTCGCGGAGGATATTGAAATTGCGCATAGTCAGAAGGGGATTTTGAAGAACCAGACGAGCGCGAGCCAAGCGGAGATGGCAGCAGCCCACCAAAGCACGACGCGAAGCACAGAAATGCCATTGCGGCGCCAATCCGCGATGATCTCGCCCGGCATTCTCGCGACTTCAGCCGCTGCGTCGATCGCAGACTCGCGCGTAACGTACAGGATTCGGAGCGCTGCCGCACAGAGCAGAACGACACAGGCAACTTTCTGGGGCAGCACGAAGATGCAGAAGGCCGCGAACCACGCGAATAGGATGATGCTCATTTTATTATTCCCCCTCTCTTTTCAATTAGTTATAGCCTCTCAATCATAATCACATCCCGTATACTTGTGGGAGTTTCCACCAACGAAAAGGTGAGTCAATGCAAGAAGAAATCATCGAGCAACCCGACCTCGGCGCTCAGGACAACGAAGGGCAGCAAGGCGAGCAGACGCAGCCGGAAAACACCGGCCCCGCACTGTTCGATGACGTCGAAGAAATCGTCGACAACGGCGGCGAAGGCCAGCAGGAAGGCGAAGGTGCTCAAGGCGCAGACCAACCGCAGCGCGAAAGCCTCACGTTCCGAAAGCTCCGCGAAATCAGCAATGCAGCGCTGAAGGATAAGCGCCGCCTGGAACGCGAACTCGAAGAGATCCGCGCGAAACTCCCGCAGGAAAAGCCGCAACTCGGCGCAAAGCCGACGCTCGATCAGTTCGACTATGACGAGTCTCGCTTCTCGGAAGCCTACGACAAGTGGATGGAGCAGAAGGTCGCGCAGGACCGCGCCGACCAGGAAAAGCTCAACGCGCAGCGCCGCGAGCAAGAAGAACTCGAGAACTTCAAGAAATCGTACAAGGCGCGTGCCGATGCGCTCGGCGTCGACGACTTTCAAGAAGCCGAAGCCGAAGTCGGCGGCATTCTCAACCAGACGCAGAGCGGGCTGCTCATGCGCGGGGCTGATGACCCTGCGACGCTCGTCTACGCGCTGTCGAAGTCGCCCGAGCGCCTCATCGAACTGTCGAAGATCTCCGATCCGGTGAAATTCACCGTCGCCATTGCCAAACTGGAGTTGAACTTGACCACTCGCAAACAGAGCCGTCCCGCGCCGGAACCGCGCGTGTCCTCGGAACGCAGCTCATCGGCCGGAATCGGCGGAAGCTCGCAACTCGATCGCCTGCGCGACGAAGCCGCCCGCACCGGCGATTACAGCAAGGTCGTTGCCTACAAGAAGCAACACAATATTCGCTGACTGCTTAGGTATCCTTGATTCACATAACTTAAAGTAGTAACATTCGGTGAAACGCTGCCTGACGCACATAAGAGACATTCCTTCTGTGCTGCCGGCAGCCACCGTATCTCAGCCCATCGGCGCGTAGGCGTTAGTTCTAGCTGGATGCGAAATCTGTGGCGTTTCGACGCCTTTCATTTTTCGTCTCTTATTTAGGACTACACGTCATGAGCAATCCTCCGTCCGCTCCTTTTTTGTCGACCGCGAACTCCTTTTCGAAGGAAGAGCGCGTCGCTTTCGAACGACTCCTCGAAGGCTTCAATGACCAACTGGTCATGTCGAAGGCCGTCACCGTGTTCCAAAACGATCAAACGATGATGGCTCGCGCCGGCGACATCATCCGCCGCCCGATGCCCTACATCGCGCGCTCGTTCTCGGGCCTCGATCAAACGGCCAACTTCGTCGGCAAGACGCAGCTCACCATCCCGGCAGCGATCGACACGATCAAGAGCTCGCCGTGGACGATGGACGCAACCGAACTGCGCGACGCGCTGCAAGAAAATCGCCTGGGCACGGCTGCGAAGCAAAAGATCGCATCGGACATCAATCTGTCGGTCGTGAATGCGGTTTCGACGCTCGGCTCGCTCGTCGTTAAGCGTACCGTCGCCGCGACCGGCTTCGACGATCTCGCGCAAGCTGATTCGTTGATGAACGAATCGGGCATCGATTATGACGGCCGCTATGCGGTCTTCGGCTCGCGTGACTACAACGCGATGGCCGGCAACCTCGCATCGCGTGCGTATCTGGTCGAAGGCCAGAAGGCCGCGGACGCATTCGAAATGGCAACGGTCGGCCGTCAGGTCGCCGGCTTCGAGCGCGTTCTGAAGGCTGATTACATCGCGCGTCTGACGGCTGCGGCCGGCGTGACGGTGACGGTCAACGGCGCGAACCAGTTCACCACGCCGAAGGCGTTGGCAGCAAGCCCGAGCGGCCCGCTGCAATCGAACGTCGACAACCGCATTCAAGCGCTGGCGATCACCGTCACGTCGGGCACGGTCAAGGTGGGTGACGCCTTCACGATCGCGGGCGTGAATAACGTCCACCCGATCACGAAGGTTGACACCGGTCAGCCGAAGACCTTCCGCGTCGTCAGCATCGTCTCGGGCGCGGGTGGCACCGGCACGATCCAGATCACCCCGGCGATCATTTCCGGTCAGGGCGGCACCGACGCGGAACTCGCGTATCAAAACGTGACGGCGACCCCGGCATCGGGTGCGGCGATCACGTGGCTCAACACGGTTTCGACCGGCGTGAACTGCTTCTGGAAGAAGGAAGCGGTCGAAATCCTGCCGGGTCGTCTCGCAGTGCCGGCCGATCAAGGTCTCGCAGTGATGCGCGGCACGACCGATCAGGGCATCGAGATCGTGATGACCAAGCAGGCGCACATCGAGACGTACAAATCGCTGTATCGCGTCGACGCATTCTGGGGGACTTCGGTAACGAACCCTGAGATGTGCGGGGTCATCCTCTTCAACCAGACGTAAGCAAGCAGCACAGGAAAGCGCCCTTCGGGGCGCTTCGCTTACCACTGGGAGAATGCTATGGCTACAAGCGAGGCGCGTGCGCTTCCTTACTTCTCGGATTTGTACGGGCTTCCGCTCGAATCCGGCTCGATCTATATCGGTCAGCCTGGGCTCGATCCTGTCGCCTATCCGCAGATCGTCTATTCCGACGCCGCACAGACGACCGTCATTGCTCAGCCGGTGCGCACCGTTCACGGTCGCGCAGTGTCTGCCGGCGCGCAGGTTCATCTTTACTGTCAAGTCCCGTACTCGATTACGGTTCTCGATTCCGCGGGCCGCACTGTCTATGCGTCCCTGAACGAGATCGACCCCACTCTGACGACGCAGGTCACGACGACCGTGCAGAGCGTCAGCAGCCTGACCGAACTCCGCGCGCGATCTGGCGCATCCACAAATCAGGCGTATGTGCCGAATTTCGGCATGTACGTGAAGAACGCGTCGGACAACACTTCGCCGGAATCGGTCCCGTTTGTCATCGTCGGTAACGACGGGACGCGTTATTACCTCGATCTTCAAGACGGAAATTTCGGCTGGCTGCGTGCGTCGCGCCCGTCTGCCAATCCTGCGCTCGGCGCTGGCGGAGGTTGGCTGAGTTGGAACGATGCGAGCGACGGAACAACGTGGCTGACGAATAACAAAGGGTTAGGAGTTGGCGGCTTCGTCCTTCGCAACATCAACGCTGATAACACGGCCGAAATCGGTCGCGTCGCTATCACTTCGACCGGTGGCATCAACGCAGGCGCGAAGATCAAGACGCTTTCTGGAGACATTGAAGCATCCGGGAACTTGATTGCTGACGGCGGAACAGTGGCGGTCACTTCTGACGGCGCGCGCAATCTTCACTGGGATCCGGTCAATCAGCAATACGTCTTCCCGTCGTCGCCGGTCCTGATTAATAACTCGCTGGCTGTCACGGTCGCGAGCCTCGTCACGATTATGCAGAACCAGCAGGTTGGCGCGCTGATGAATACGGTCGGCGCAGCCCCCGCATTCCCGGGTACATGGCAAGCGCTCGCGACCGGTCTCGGGCCGAACGACATACGCCTATACGTGAGAACTGCATGATGGAATACACCTCCGTTGCTAATCCGGTCTGGTTCGACGCGTCACACAGCATGATCGTCGTCGACGTCGTTTTCCCGGCGCTCAGCGATACGCCGGTCAAGTTCAATGCGTCGCCTAAAGACTCGATGGCTTACGGGCGCGAGATCTACGCAGACATCATCGCCGGCAAGTACGGCGCCATCTCGGGCTAGAAATGACAACGATAAATGATCTTTGCGTCGCAAGTTCCTTTTCGGACGACGACAAGCTGCCGATGTGGCAGACCGCCAACGGCATCACGCGCGCGCTGCCGCTGTCTGTTCTGACGGCGCAATTTCTCACGAACGAGTCTATCAACCAGTTAGCAGCTAGCCCGACTGTAGAAAAGTTTGCGGCTGGCCCGGACTTCACGCCCGGCACGACGATCGCACTTACGCTGGCGAACTCGTATCTTTCCGGAAATAACATCGAAGTTTTCTTCGACGCCGCGTTCCAAGGTCCGGACCAATACGCTCTTTCGAACAATGCGCTGGCTTTCATTTCTCCTATTCCCGTAGGAGTGCAGAATGTGTACGTCCGCGGTGGAGCGGCTCGTCTGACGGACGCCCCGTCTGATGGAACAGTGACCGACGCCAAGGTCGCGAACGGTTCAAAGCTCCTGAATCGCATCAAAGATACGATCGACGTCAAGGATTTTGGCGCGGTAGGCGACGGCGTGACCGATGACACGGCGGCGTTTTCGGCGGCTTTTGCATATGCTCGCACGTTTAAATCATCCAACATTTTCATCCCGCCTGGGACATTCGTTCTGAGTTCGCAGCTTGTGTACAACATGCCGAGCGCGACGGCGGCGATTTCGCTTTTTGGTTCAGGCTCTGATGTCACCGAACTGACGTGGGCGGCCGGCGCCGGTATGGTCTTCAACTTCAACGGGAACTTCAATTCCGTTCATATCCGCGACATGTCGATCACGACCGGAACGGCCGGGATTGGCAATCCAGCAATCTCTCTGATCGGGCCGTCGTCGCCGTTTCAGCCGCAACTGCCCGCGCAGTCCGACATCACGAACGTTACGTTCCGTGGTTCGGATGGCTATCAGATGACGAACTACTGGAGCACTGATGTCCTCGTGCAGTGCGCCCACAACGTGAATTGCTACAACACGCAGTTCGTCGGCCCTTCCGGCGTTGGCGGTTATGGCTTCCACGTCTTCGGCACGCCGATCAACCCCGCGTATCCGTTCAACTTCACGAGTTGCTCGTTCAATCACAGGTTCGCCGGGATCTACATCGGTACGCAGGTGCAGGGGATCACGGTCAACCAGTGCAACTTTACGGCGGCGGTCGGCGTTGGGAGTTCGTACGGAATTCTGTCGGACGCAACCGCGCAAGCGAGCAGCCTTGTTCAATTGAGTGTCACAGGAAGCCAGTTCACGGTGAATAGTGCGGCGGTGTTCCTCCCCGTTGGCGTCACCGGAACGAACATCAACGACAACTTCATCTTTGTTCCTCCAGGTGCATTCGGCATCGACATTCAAGGCGCGCTTTTCACGATTACCGGCAACAACATCATCGGTCAATCCACGAGCGGGACAACGGGCATCACCATCGGCGGCCAAAGTCTTGGCCCTGGCGTGATCACCGGTAATCAGATGAACAGTCTTGGTCTGGCTGTTTTCCTTGGCCCGCAAAGCTCGAACGTCAACGTGCAGTCGAACATCTATGGCAGCAACACGACCAACGTCAACAACGGCGGAACTGGCAACACAGTTGGTGGCGGCTCCGCATAAGGATCGATATGGCTGACATCCAACAGAACGCGCGCTGGTTCGATACGACCGTGAACGTGCAAACACTGGTGACCGGGATCATCGGCGCCGGTATCGCGCTGGTCACGGTCTATATCGCTCTGCTCGGACGTGTCTCAACTCTCGAAGAGCACGACAAGCAACAGGAAGCGCATTTCACGCGCATTGAGACCGCGATGCAGGAACAGCGATCGGACATGCGCGACCAGCTTCGCGACATCAGCCAGAGCGTGAAGGACACGAACGCGAAGATCGATCTGCTGAAAGATCAACTGATGGCAAACAGCGCGGGCAACCGGCCCGGCATCAAAGGGTGGACGAAATGAAACAGGTATTGATTGACGACTGGCGCAAGGCGTACAAGTTCGCGTCGATTCGTCTCGCGGCGTTTCTCGCGCTGGTGTACTCGCTGATTCCGCTCGCCGCGGACCAGTGGCCGAACGTGATGCCGTCGTTCATCTCGTGGTTTCCGAAGAATGGCCAGCAATGGGCGCCGATCGTCGGGAGCGTTCTGTTCATCCTCGCGCGCGTCGTTCAGCGCCCACCTCGGGAGCACAGAGATGGCGCGAATTGACGTAGGCACGGCGGGCGGCGAAAACCGTCTCGCCTTCCTCGACATGATTGCTGTAAGCGAGATCGGCGCGCCGCTGCTCGCCGTGAGTGACGATGGTTACAACGTGCTTGTCGGCGCGACGGCTGCGAAGCCTCTTCTGTTCAAGAGCTATGCGGACCATCCGAACATCTTGAATTCGGCGCTGCGATCGACAGCCGCAGGGCGCTATCAGATCCTGAATCGCTGGTGGCGGCTGTACAAGGCGCAGATGTATTTGCGTGACTTCTCGCCGATCTCTCAGGACCGGTATGCACTCCAGCAACTGAAGGAGCATGGCGCGCTGCCACTGATCGACGCAGGCCGGTTTGATGAAGCGGTCGCGAAGGTCGCGAACGTCTGGGCGAGTCTTCCGGGTGCCGGCTATGGTCAGCATGAGAACCAACTTGAGCATCTGCGCGACGCGTATCTGTCCGCAGGCGGGAGCGTATCGAAATGATCAGTCTTCTTCTCCAGTTCGGCCCGTGGATCGCCGGCGCGCTCGGCCTGCTCGGCGGATTCCTCCTTCATCTGAATGCCAAGACGAAGGTCGCGGAAGCGAATCAGAAAGTCTCCGAAGCGCAAACGGTCGCAGCGCAGGCGCAGACACAAGCGGCACAGGTTCAGGATGCCGCGTCGCAGGCGAACGCGACCGCCGCTCAAGCTGGCGCTCAAGCGCTAAAGGAACGTGAGAATGTGGAAACGACTATTGCCGCTCAGCCTGTCGGTGGCGCTGCTCAGCAGTTGCGCGACGGATGGTCAAGAGATTAAGCCCGCACCGGAAGTGAAGGTCGTCACGCAAACAAAGATCGTCGACACCGGCTGCGATTGGACGAAGCCGATTTTCGTCAGCAAGAGCGACGTGCTCAGCGACGAGACAGCGCGCGCGATCCTCGCTCATAACGTGGCCGGCGCGAAGAACTGCAACTGGAAACCGAACTCAAAATGAAAAGACTTCTGACGCTCTCTCTGCTTCTGCTTTCGGCGTTCGCGTTCGGCGCGACGACAACGCCTGTTCAGCTCCTGAATCCGACTGGATCGACGGCAGGACAGGTAATCCTCTCGACGGGCGCCACGACGGCGCCGGCGTGGGGAAACGTCAGTCTTAGCGGGCTTTCTGCAATTGCAGCGAACACCGTCCTCGCAAACGCCACGGCGGCCAGCGCCAAACCAACCGCGTTCGCGATGCCATCGTGTTCCACGACATCAAGCGCGCTGACGTGGACGACGAATACAGGCTTTGGATGCAACACGTCGGTCGCGACAACTTCTTTCGTCTCCTCGGCGATCACCGCCGCGACTGGGCGATTGCTCAATGTGCAGGTATTCAGCGCGAGCGGCACTTACACGCCAACGAGCGGCACGACAAGCATTGTGGTCACAGTGCAGGCTCCGGGCGGCGGTAGCGGCGGGGTAGCGGCGACGTCAACTAGCCAATCTGCAGTCAGCGTCGCGGGCGGCTCCGGATCGTATGCGAAGGTTCGCTATACGTCCGGCTTCTCTGGCGCGACAGTGACCATCGGCGCAGTCGGTGCAGCAGGCACGGCGGGGAATAATTCGGGCGGCGCAGGCGGGACTACGAGCTTCGGATCGCTCGTCTCCTGTCCTGGCGGCGTTGGCGGGGCAGGAAGCGCCGCGCTGACGGGCGTTTTTCTGCCGGGTGCGCCTTCGGCGGCGTCGGCCTGCACGATCACAGGCGGCACGACTGAAGTATCGATCGCCGGCACGGGCGGAAGCACCGGTATCGTGATTTCACCGGGCTTCGCTCAGACTGGCGGAACTGGCGGAAATAGTCCGTTGGGGCATGGCGGCCAAAGCGGCAGCAACACATCGGGGCGTTCTGGCACCGGCTACGGTTCCGGGCCCAGTGGTATTCCAATCGGTCAATCGACCGCGGCGACGGCCGGACTTGCAGGGCAGCCCGGCCTAATCATCGTCGAAGAATACAACTGATCACGGCTTACGCTTGGTCCCGGTCATAGCGACATTGAAAGCGATGTCGTCGTTGACGTTCTTCGGGATCTCGCGCAACCATGTTCGATCCTGAAGCAGATAGTAAGGGTCCGAGTATGAGAGCAGCTCTCGGATCGTCATATCTGAAAACTTGTCGCGATGTTGGGGCGGAAGGCCATCCCTGTAGATTCGCGACACCCAATACAAAGAGTACGCGGCGTGTCCGAAAATGGATGCGCCGCTACTCTCGACGTCGATCTGGCTGAAGAGGTTCGTGAGTCCCTCTACCGTCATGTTGTAGTAGTGGTTGGGATACCCGTGGCGCGCGGCCATGAATGCCGTATCGATTCTCAGCGTGCCGCCCGGCTTCAGAACCCGCTCGATTTCCTTCGCGACGTCCCACGGACGCATCACGTGCTCTAGCACCGCGAGCGAAAAGATGCAGTCGACGGAATTGTCCCTGAATGGAAGTTTCTCGGCGAACGATCGGACGTCCGTCGTTACGAAGTTACCGAGTTCAAGATTGATGATGTCGGGGTAGTACTCCGGCCGGAACCCTGCTCCGAGATCGACGATAACGCCGCCACGGTGCTTTTCGATCGCCTCGAACAGGTCGGGATTGTAGCCCCATGCCGAAATCGGCAGTTCGTCGGGCACGGCGTCGCCGACCGTATCGAGCGCGAGTGTGCGTTCGTTGACGGGCAGTCCAGGCAGGAACACATCCTTGAAGCGCTCCAGCTTCTTGCGCTTTTCCTCGCGGATCAGATCGATACGGTGAAACACCATCTTCCGGTTCTGCGTGTGGCCGATCTTGCAGAAGTGATCGAGGCCGCTTCGGAAATTACGTTCCTCCACGTCGCTCCGCACGTCAGGATTGAACGCGAGATAGCCTTCCTCATTGAACCGATCCGGTGTCGCTTTCTCGATCAGCCTGACGCAATCCCATCCGTTCGTGGACGTCCTCTCGCTCGTCGGCTCGTATATTTTGACGGATGCCGGGTCAAGGGTGCCGGGCGGAAAAGTCTTGGCGTTCAT